CGGAATTCTGCATGGTGGCCATGGGGCCATGTTGACTGCGGGAGTTGAGTCTTCGCTCAATGTACCCCTGAATGTAGTCCTCAGGAAAACCAGAACGCCTCATAACATGGACATCAAAGTTCACCATGCCGGCATCGCAGCCGACGTCCCAACGAGTGACGTCAGAGGTATGCACGCCGTTTCCAACTCTCCAACGTTTGCGGTACTCGCGAATGAACGAATCCGGGCTCATTCTCCGGTAGAACAGGAAATTATCGGGGAAGGCGGACAAAATCTCATCTTCAAGAAACAGTACGAAAGGTGCGTCGTGCAGTGTTTGAGATATGTCGTATTCGTGGATGAGCTGGCCAGGTATGGCCTCCTTCTTCACACGTTTTTCCTCCTTCTTAATGACCTGGTTTTTCAGTGAAATGCGAATGTCACTGCCGGTTCGGTCAGGATCGTGGTCATCAAGCTTGGCCTGTACGGCGCCAGTGGTCCGCTTCGAAGTATACTCGTTGACCGCACGCTCACAATATTCCTCATGCTTAGCGACGGTCCACTGAGGGGCGGTGGGAACTAGCTTGTCATACTCAGCGATCATGTCAGTGCGGGGGCAGCTTAGCATGCGGTTCAAGTTAGTTCTGGCACTCGCCGTGGTCAGACGTTTCTGGACAGAGAGGAAGTACGTTGCCGTATCTGACCTGGTGTGCACATGAGGGTTGACAAAAGCCGTCTCCTTGAATTGTGAAGTGGAGCCTCCTCTGCCATCGATTTCGCGATCCTCCTTCGCCCAGAACTGAACTTCACGGATGATATTGTCGAGGGGAGGTCCAGTTTGGAGCGAGTAATCGTTGGGGGCGAAATCAGAGATGACGTGGTCGTTCACGGGCACAGTGTTTACCGCAGGAAACACATTTTGAAAGTTTTGAGCGGGCATAGTTGCCCCGATGCTGGCGAACCAGGGCAAGCTGGGCATAGACCGCTGAAGATGACGATAAAATGCAGACTTGACGAGAGTGGAGGGAGAGTTCAAGGAAGATCCGCCACCTTCACGCATGGCAACAATGAAAGCGTTCATGAGAGTGCTGCCGGTAGGAAGGCGCTTTATTTTGGCACTGGGATCCATGGCCTCCATATGGACGTACACGCCAGTTTTAGAACGGGTCAAGGCAACATAGGCGGATTGGTCCATGACGGCACTCTCGAGCCCGGTCATGTCGATCTCCATGTCCTCATTGAAGTCTTCGCCCTGGACAGAAGAATACGTGTAGGCTCTGCGTCCCCCTGCCGCCAAAACGCCCATGTAACGAGGTGATGCAGTGCAGACCGGAATGCCATACTTTGCTTCGTTCGTGTGGGTGATGTGGCCAGGGAGCGGGTTCGTGGTGTGCACGCCCAGGGTGTCAGCCAACACGCCAAAGCCTCGATGGGTGATAGTGGCGTATCGGGTTACAAGAGGGGCGATGGTGGCAATGGGGCTGGGAAGATACTCACTTTGGGCACCGGGATGGGGAAATTTTGACATTCCTTGGGCAGGGTCACCGTTAATCACAATCTCCGGCACCATGGGGTTGGCCAAGATCACCAAGTCGAGGAGACCGCCCCAATACATGCCAGCATCATCGAACACGATGGGACCGGAAGTGGGTTCGGTGATAATGGAGGCAATGGTGGGGAAGTTGGCTCCTCTCATGGATGGGAAATCTAGTGCGGACTTGGCTTGCGCTCGAAGGGACTCGGAGTGTGAAACGATGCGCGTGAGAGATCGAAGTTCAGGTGACAAAGATTTGAGGTATTCCTTTGTGGCCGTGGTCTTGCCGCAGCCCCAAACGCCCATGTACGCGCGGACAGGGATGGTGACAGTTTTTCCTTCAAGCTTGTAAAGGTCCATTATGCTGTCGAGGGACTTGATGACATCTGAACTCTGAAAGGCCTCCAACACCGACGGGTGGGCCTTAAGATCGGCTACCAATCGAGCGGCGTTCTCAACGTTCGCGGTGTACTGAATCACCTCCGCTTCGAGTGGAACCGCTGGGAGTGCAATGCCAGCGAAATCCTTTAGGCGGGTGGTCAGGTCGTCTCTAAGTGTCATCCATGCGGGAGGGTCAGGTCGGGCGACGAGCTTCTGGTTTTCTCGTTGTTCGGCTTTGGTGGCCCCAATCCTTGTGTCGTCTGGTAGTTTGCGGAGCTTTAGTCGGTCACCTTTTCTACTGAACTTCAACCAGATCTCGGAAGAAGAAGTGCTGCCCACGGCGCGGTCCGCAATGGGCTGGTTATAATCGTAGAAGTCCTGACTGGCAGCTTGATTCAGGCGTGCGAAGACGGCGGCATCAAAATTAACGCCATACACTCCAGAATCGGCCACGGTGAGAGGGGCAGCGTTCAAACAAGCCACAAATGCGTCACCAACCTCGTCTCGCGTGGTTGGCAGGGGCTGGCCTCCCGCAGCGGTCTTAAGCCAAGGGGTGGCCACCACAGAAGAGTCGAGCGGGGAACTGTTGAACTTTCTCTGGGCGTCCGCGAAAAGGCGAGGGGAATGAAAACGATAGGTGGCCAAAATTCTGGCAAGAGTGGCAACTCCGACATCAAGAGGGACAACGGGGGCAATCTCGACATGTAGCAGCCCAGATGTCATGGAATGGGTGAGCCTGAGATACAGTGTGGGCCAGCCCGCCGTGGTTGGCTGGGACACTGCATTGCTGAGACCCACAAGGGAAAGCTCCATTCCGGAGCTGGCGGAGAACATGATCATGTCCGACATCTTCACATTGCCGACCACGGGATCCGCTGGATCGGGCACTGTCCCGGTGAACGACATGTACCAGCTGTACCACATGTGGTTGGTGCCGCCGTACTGCGCAACGCAGTCCCAAAAGCAAGATTGACCGGGGGTCAATGCGGGATACTTGGTGGTGGATGCTTTGTACGCACGCTCTATGGCGGTGACCCACTCAGGGAACTTCATGCCAGTGGGATCCACACCAATAGGGTTGTTGCCGGTTCCCATGGGAATGTTGGAGGGTTGGACAATGACAGTAGGCAGAGGGATGTCAACTTTCCTACGGCGAATGGTCTGAACCTTGGCCGGTGCGGTCCTGGGAAGATTGGCGAAGGCGGGTTGTTGTGCGAGAACCACATGCTGAGGGCTGAAAATGCTGCTAGCAGCATTGACAGTAAGTCGTGCCAGTTGCTTGATAATTGGGGTGTGACGGGTCAGCAAGCGCCAAAGGGCGGTTTGCAACGATACTGGTCGTGGAACACCGTACGGGGTGTCGGGGTGGCGAAAATTGTGTCGAGATTTGGCATCCCACCAATCGAACCAGGTTCCAACCCCATGATGCCACTCGAGAGGCCGGACGTCCTCATAAACCACCAGGGGATGCATGGCGAGATAAGCAAACACGTGCTCCGCAACGATGACCGAGTACCACAACAAAGGCACCCAAAAGTGTCCAGTGATCAGTGCGGTCGGGAGAATGTAATGGGGTACCAGGCCGGGGAGAATCGAAAGGAAGCCAATTGACCACAAGTAGGCCTGCCATGCCCAGCCGCGGCCTGGGAGGAGCATTAAAATCATGGCGCCAGGTCCGCCACAAACTTCAGTTAACACGCGCTCGACAAAATTTTGGATCCACCATGGCATCCAAAGCTGCCGCCAAAAGTGACTGGACAACTTGGAGAAGAGTTGCACCACGTGTTTGGGGAGAGTGAAGGTCACCAGAACGATGAAGAAGGTCAGTAGAATCCTAAAGGGCTTCAAATCCATCCAAACATAAAGTTTATGTAGTGCGGTCCAAAGTGGGAAGTGGAGGAACACGGTGCTGACCACCTCTCCCAAAAGGATTTTTGGAATGAGGAAGATGAACACGGAACTCGTCCACACAGAGAGACGTTGTAGCATTGTGGGCCTATTCGGAATGGAGGCCTTCTTCCACACCCAGGTAGGCGCTGGCGACCAGCCTCCGCCAGGCGTTGGATTAATAACAATCTGGCGTCGACGCTCATCCAAATACGCGTGATAAGATGGCAATGGGGCCAAGAGATGCAATTGAAGAGACATCGCATAAGCGACATTCCAGAAGGCACGAGAAAGCCAATAATCCCAAGTCTTAACTGGGACCAGTCGATGAGCGATGTAAGAGGCGATCCAGTGTTCACGGGACGTCATTCGAGGATTGATACCGGTGGCCAGCTGAGCTACCTTTGCAGACAAGTTTCGCGTGCTGAGATCGTTGGTCCGTGTGGCAAATGTCATGATGGCAGTGACGAGCTTTGATTGGAGCCATTCGTCTTTCCAAGTTCCAGTAAGGATCGCTGGAAGCTTGATGTAAGAGCCGGTGCTGAAAGTGCGGGTGTCCTGCTTTGCGACATCGCCTGCGAATATGTGCCAGACGCAGTGGCCGAGTTTGTAGTCAAGAAGTACCACGTTGTATTCAATTCCGTTTGATGCTGTCACACTTGACGAGTTCAACCATGCCTCCGTAACATCGATAGGGGTCGAGTAGGCCTCTGATTCTGAGCCGGTGAACGCATAATTAAAATTGCCGAACTCGTAATCGATGTAATGACTGGCTGGCTCGAAAGTTGCGGCCCGTTCAAGCACCTCGATTGGGTTCATCCCGGTGACGAACAGGTGCCCCTTAGGGTTTTCGAGTGACAGGCGTTCGACCAGCTCGTGCGGAGTGACCTCGGAAGACACATCGTGCAAGAAATGTGTTTCGTACTTGGCTAAGGTCACTGTGGTAACACCTCTCCCTGGATAGCGTGACACGTCCTTGGCCTGATAAACAGGATTCTGAACGCTGCCAGGCGAGGGGAGCAAGTGAGTCTTTGAGTCTTTGACGGATATTAGACCATAATTTCCAGGGTCAAGATAATTTCGCATGCGGCGGAGTTGGCCTTCCTCAATACACTTGTGTAGTGCATGAGGAACGTCGGGCGCATCTGGTTGGGGGCGTTCCATCCCCAGGTCTTGGAGCAAATGCATTTGGCTGGCTGGAATGTTGTACGGAGTGGTTTCCTGAGCTCTGGAGCGCCCTGCGAAGTAGTCCACCAAGTGTCGATTCATTATGGCATGTTGTTGCGGGGAGCCAGTGAAGAATGAGCTGGTGAGATTGTTACCAATCGGCGTTTGGTCCTGCTTACACGCCCAGAGCATCACTTCAAGGCACTTTGCCTCGCCGTGACGGCTATGGTACACTGTACCATGAGGGTTAATACAAGGCTCATCGTGGGACAGTTCCAAAGTGGCGGCAATCTCGAGTTGTTCGACAGTAGGCTGGTAGGAGCACGGTTGGGTCATAGACTCACAGTCGCACTCAAAGTCGTGAATGTAGACGGGCGTCAAGTCAGGGACCAGGTATGACTGGTGAGCCACCTGCGGCAGGGCCCACGCGGTTGGTTTGGCCTTCTTGCGGGCAAACAGACTGACTGGGGCCCGAAGGAGGTCCATGAAAGAAAACGGGGTTATCTTGCGGCGATTGTTGATTCTGTTTGAGGTTGCTTGGGCCTCAAGCCTTGCTTTAGCTGCTTCTGATGCTTTGCGCTCCAGGGACACGCATGAGGAAGTTGGCGAACGCAAGGTGGTTTGGGTTGCAATCCCGAGGGGACCGGCCGACATCACGTCTGACACGGCACCGCCGGGGCTTGCGATAGTTTCTTGAACAGACATCGCGTCTGTCAAGG